AACGCTACCCTGCTATTTTTTTCTAACGCCATTTGGATGATTGCCATAGCCATAGCCGACTTACCCGAACCAGTGGGAGAGTAGAGAACGATTCTCTTGTTACCCTTCCTCATTGATGCCTTAACCAAGGCAATGCCGTTTTTTTGGTAATCTCTAAGAATCATTTGTTTTTACCTGCTCTCTTCTTGGATAAGGCTGCTTTTTGCTTGAACTGAAGCTCGTACGGGGTAGCTTTATGAGGTTCGTTTAGGTGATTACTAATCCACTTGGAGAAGGCAGAAATGTTCTCCACATCCTTGATGTACCATTTCTTGTATGAAGGACTCCAAAGAGCGCCTAGACGCTTCACAGTGTCTTTTTCTTCATATGGAACAGTAAGATAGGTAATCATCTAAAAAACCTCGCTATAAACTTGGTACAAGTCCAAACCTCACCCGAAGCACGAGGGTGATTTACGCTACCGAGAGAGGTTTATCTAAGCTATGTGGCTCATCGGTAGATTCCGATCTATTGCCACACATCGGGTTCTTGTTCGTTCCCGAATTCATACCCTTTCGGATATCGCTACGTTTATCGTCCAAAGCTCGGCGCCTCACGGACTAGGGCTGGGTTAAGTGAGTCGGGTAGCTGCGCTATTTTCCCCTGTACTCTGGCCCCCTCTTGTTTCTGTTTCTTATCTCTTCCCCGCTAACATGGCTTGCAACGTTCCGGCTGCTGCCATCAGTTCAGTTAATTCCCGCTCAAGACTCTTTATTTCATTTGGCGTAACCTGACCGTCACTCATGCACTCATCTACTCTGCGCAGATAGTCTCCGAACTCTCCGCATGTCTTAGCTATGGCACGAGGCAGGTCAACGCTGGTTATACAAGGCAGCGGCAGAGCGACATGCCCCAACTCTTCAGCCATGGCGTGAAGAATGTCAGAACGTCCTGTAATGACTTGCATCGCTACGGCTTGCTTCAGTGTTAAATGATTCGTGTCGCAATTAGGGTTAAGCTTTGAACGGAGAATTGCAGGGTCAATACCCATGCGCGGAGCCAGTCCGGTAATGCCACCAGGGGCATCAAGGCCAATTCTGTGTGCTGCATCTAGTACATTCACGAAAACCTCCTGAGAACGATTACAAGTTGATTTTTGTTATGGATAATGGGAACCATCATGAAAAACAACGAAGCCACCACAGAAAAAAAGTCCTTCCCAAAACGGGGAGTAATGGGAGGGAAAATGGAGGTAGCAGCGATGGAAAACATTAAGCAGCCTGCGATTTGGATGAGCGCAGATACTTCCAGTCAAAATCGGGAAGTAGCTCTTCGCACGTTACGAGGCCGTTTGTTGCGCGTTCGATTGAGGGACAACGCCCAGACGGAACCGGTCTTTTGCCCTTAAGCCACTCGCTTGCGGTCGGAGGTTTAACGCCAGCTGCACGAGCCAGAGCGTTTGTTCCACCAAGAATTTGAGTAGCTTTCTTTATTGCGGATTGGTTTTCCATAGGCGTTACTATAAGGCATAGCCTAACATATGTCAATAGGCATTGCCTTACAGAAGAATAAAAAGGTAAATTAGGTGATGCCTAAAACAGTGAAGCCCGTGAATTTGGGAGAGAAATTACGTGAAGCCATAAAACGCAAAGGCGTGAGTCAGGCGGATGTGGCGCGGCATTTCAAAGTCAAGCCGCCAACAGTTTCAGGGGACTGGCTAAAGCGCGGGACGATAGACAAGAAGCATTACCCCGAATTGGTTAACTACTTCGGGCTACCGTACGAATGGTGGTTCGGAAAATCAGATGAAGACGCGGAATCGGATAACAGGAAAAAACTGTTATCGATAGTTGATAGGATGGAAGAAGGAGCAATAGGAGTGTTGGCTCAAATGGCATTGCTGATAGAGAGTCAAGCTCAATCCCCTACTGATAACGCAGTTGATACCGAGAGACACACAGGAGAAGATAGAAGAAAAACGGATTTAGGATTTGATCCGGAGCGCAGACACTTTTACCCTGCTCCGAACTTTCCACAAAAGAAAAATGTTTGCACTGACCGAAGGAGAAAGGAAAAGTGAAACCCCCTTTTACGCTAGTACAAAGACCTATTTCTCACAATACCGCTGAAGCTGCTATGACTATAGCAGAGCACGCACAACAAGGACGTGCCATAGGAATGGCTACGGTGGTTATGTACCTTGATCCTGAGCCCCATTTTGTTACGTTTACCACAGATGAGGCAGAGCGCAATCCGGTATTCACTAGTGGAATGCTGAACTCGCTAAGCTATCAACTTATGTTGAAGGCTAACGGATGATCTTTTCGTGAAAAAGATACAAAAGATGGAATATGCCGTAGAGGCTGAATATCACGCCCTTGGCCCTGTAACTGCCTCTGCAAGCACAAATGGCGAGCTTGTTGTTATAGATTTTCTAAGCGTAAATGACCACACAAAGGCATTGCGCCTGGTAATCCCCGCATCGCAAACGCAAAACTGTATAGCTGCAATTTTTGAGATTCAGAAAGCATTGGCGGACCCGGCAAGCGGAATACACTTGCCCCCAGAGTCAACCCACTAGTCCCTCTATATAACATATTGTCTCCTTAAGCCCTGCTAGGCAGGGCTTTTTTACGTCCATCGAAAACGTAGTATAGCAGAAAATATTAGGCGTTGCCTATTGACATGTGTTAGGCTTTGCCTTATTATTCTCCCATGCCCTAAAGCATACCGAACAAACGAAATTCCCCGCATAAGTCGTGAGCGCGGTGGGGCGAGATAAAAGGAACCGAAATGAACTTTGAAGAATGGGCCTGGCTGATTACCGAAGCCGTATTTATCGTCTCAGGACTGCTCGTAGCTGGACTGATCGGGATAGCAGCTTTGAGCCGGATTATTAAGGCTCTGAGGAATTTTGGAAGGTAAATCTCAGTCGGCGAGGCGACTCTAAATAGCCCGTAGCAATAAATGAAGTCCATAGCTGGAAACTTCAATGCCGTGAGAAAGCTGGCAGATCGGAACAGACGGTCAACTAATAAGGAGTAGAGAAATGGAGCTTCCGATCATCTGGTTAACAATCTGGTTCATTTTATCCATACCGGCCGGGATTACCGCGGGACGGTTTATAGCTGCGGGAGAGAGGGAATGAGTCTGACTAATCTACCTAGTGACGAAGTAATGCGCATGCTTTCTCAAGAAGCTCTGAGACAGGCTATTGAAACGATACGTAAGCAATTGCTTGAGTTTGCAGAAGACCCAATGATGGAAGAAGTGACCGGCAAAGAAGCAATGCTCGCATTCGCCAGCGCAATGACAAGCACCAGTGGCAAAGTGTGGGGAATAAAGCAATGACCGATCCCTTAGAAGTCCTGCAATGGCACGAATCAGAACGCGAGCGCACAGACTCGCAAGTTATAGCGCAAGGCAGACGGTTCCAGCTTGTAGAGAAACGCCCTGCTCCGCTGAACATGTCTATCCAGGAACGAGAGGATTGGATCGAAGAAATGCGGCCCGTTATCGAATGGCAGGAAGGTGATGAATATACCATCTCAGGGGTATATCTAACTCTGCCAGAAATAGGACGGACTTTCGCGAAAACGCTACGGGAGGCGGTTTGTAGAGCCGCTTCGAAATGGAAGGAATTGAACAATGACATTTGACCTAGAAGCAGCACGCCGAGGCGAACCGATTGAATACCTTGAGGCTTACGGATGGGTAGAGATTAAGTTTATCGGAGCGTGGGCTGATGATGCTGCCGTTTGTCAAGTTCCATGGAACGATACGCCGGAGATAGTACCGGTAAGCAAGATCAGGATGGCGAAGAAGAGAGAGATTGTGCGGTATAGGGTTGCTCTGCTTCAGAGCGAAGCTTTCCCGTTCGCTAGCACATGTAACGAAACTCATGGGCCAACCCCACCTGAATTTGAGAACTGGAAGCACTTTATTAAGTGGATTCACCACGACTGGCAAGAATACGAAATAGGAGCGAATGAGTGAAAACGCATTACCGAAAAGCATTTAACAGCCCTTACCTGTCCAGCGCGGACATTGTAGAGCCGACCGTTCTAACCGTTGCTTACGTTGCGCTTGAGATAGACCAGACCAAGAAAACAAAGGACTTGTTTAACACGGCCTACTTTGTCGAGAAAGAGATACGGCAGGGTGAAAAGTTAAAGCCGATGATCCTGAACGCATCGAACAGTAAGACGCTAAGCACGATAGCCGGATCAGCATTTATCGACGACTGGCAGAACTTGCGGATAACGATCTATGTAGACCAGAACGTACGGTTCGGGAAAGAGACGGTAGAAGGGTTACGGATTAGTCCGCACGTTCCTGAGAAGAAAACGCTAACTCCTGAGAATAGCAAGATGTGGGAGGGAGCTAAGAATCGTTATAAGGCTGACGGCAATCTGGACAAGGTACTTGAGAAGGTAAGTATCAGTGAGGAACACAAAGCGCAGCTTATAGCGGAGTGTGCGGAATGAGTGCGCCAGAAGATGATTATCTTTATAGAGCAATGATGGATGATGGGGTTATTGCAGAACAGGCGGCGCCAGAAGTGCTGCGCGTCAAGCATGTCTCATTTTTTAACGTGCAAATCAATGACGATATCGACGAAAGAGTAACGTTTTTTAACGCTGGTTATGAAGCCGGTTATGCAAAAGCAAAGTTTTTTCAAAAATGATCTGGCACGACATACCGCAAAACAGTGACGCATGGATGGTGTTACGTTGCGGTAAGGTAACAGCATCACAGTTTGGATGTGTAATGGCTAACTACTCTAACGCTTTCGGCGATCCAGCTAAATGTTACGCGCTACAGACCGCCTTAGAAATAATGAATGGGAAGAAGTCTGAAATAAGTTTTTCTAACGAGCATACCGAGCGCGGACATGAGCAGGAATCGGTAGCCAGGATGCTCTACGAGGAACAGAACTTTGTTGATGTAACGAATGGCGGCTTCTTCGATTGGGAGACATAC